ACGTAAAGAAGTAGCACTCGAAAGAGCTTACGAATTTACACCCGAACGCTTAGCCGTTATGGAAAAGTGTATGAAGGACAGAATGTCCAAATTTAAACGCAAACTTTAAGGAGTAGCAAATGCAATTAGAAATGTTCACAATCTATGATCAAGTATCACACGTCTATAACCAGCCTTTTTTCTTAATAAATAAAGCAGCTGCAATTAGACAATTCAAAAATATGTGTAATGATGAAGAAACACAATTATCACTCAATCCAGCCGACTACACCCTATACCACATCGGCTCTTTTAACAATAATCAATGTAAATTAATACCAAAAGATCCAAAATCACTTGGAAATGGGTTAAACTTTGTAGAAGTGAAAACAGAAGAAGTTAAAATTTCTTAACATAACGCAAATTATGCGAAGTTATTAACTTCAAAAACAACCAGTTTGGGGGCGGCTACAGCCCCCAAAACAGAAGAAACTAAAAAAAGGATATATTATGCAATCAGTCATGAAACATCAATTCAGCCAAGTACCTAAAGCTGAAATACAACGCTCATCATTCGATAGATCTCACGGTTTCAAAACTTCTTTTGATGCTGGTAAACTTATTCCCTGTCTTGTAGATGAAGTTCTTCCTGGCGATACATTCAATGTCGATATGACTGGCTTTGCCCGTCTTGCAACCCCAATACACCCCTTAATGGACAATATGTTCATGGATACGCATTTCTTTGCTGTACCTATTCGCTTACTCTGGGATAACTGGGAAAAATTTAACGGCGCTCAAAATGATCCAGGCGATTCCGTTGATTACACAATACCCACAATGACTTCACCAGCTGGTGGCTATGCTAACGAATCCCTATCTGATTACTTTGGTATTCCAACTCAAGTAGCTTCCCTTACTCATTCTTCACTATGGCACAGAGCGTATAACCTTATTTATAATGATTGGTTTCGCGATGAAAATCTTCAAGATTCAGTTGTCGTAGACACTGATGATGGCCCGGATACCTCAACGGACTATACAATTCTTAGACGCGGTAAGCGTCATGACTATTTCACTTCATGCTTACCATGGCCTCAAAAAGGTGATTCCGTTGATTTACCTTTAGGAACTTCTGCCCCAATCTCAGGCTTAGGTAAATTTGAAAATCAAACTTTTAATCAATCCTCTATTGATGCTTGGGAAACTGACGGTTCAGGTACTACTACATATGCTAATGCTGCTCAGGTTAATTGGAATGGAAGTGCAGATGCTCAAAGATTTATGATCGAAGAAGATCCTAATAACTCTGGTTATCCAAATCTTCGTGTAGATTTAAGCTCAGCAACTGCAGCTACAATTAATCAACTACGTTTAGCATTCCAAACGCAAAAACTTTTAGAGAGAGACGCTAGAGGCGGAACAAGATATATTGAGATAATTAAATCACATTTCGGAGTAACAAGCCCCGATGCTAGACTCCAGCGCCCTGAATACTTGGGCGGTAACTCAACACCTGTTAACATCAACCCTGTTGCACAAACATCATCAACTGATGCAACAACTCCACAAGGTAACTTATCTGCCTTTGGTACTTCTGTATCTTCGGGTCATGGCTTTACTAAATCTTTCACTGAACACTGCGTGATCATTGGCTTAGTCAGCGTTAGAGCTGACCTTACCTATCAACAAGGTTTAAACCGCATGTTTAGCCGTTCTACTCGTTACGATTATTACTGGCCTGCACTCTCACACATTGGTGAACAATCTGTCCTTAATAAAGAGATCTATGCAGACGCTTCAGCTGCTGATGACAACGTATTCGGCTATCAAGAACGTTATGCTGAATACCGTTATAAACCATCAACTATTACTGGTAAATTCCGATCAAATGATCCTGCTACTCTCGATGCCTGGCACTTGTCCCAGGACTTCGCGTCATTACCTACCCTTGGTGATTCATTCATACAAGATAATCCACCTGTCGACCGCGTTATCGCTGTCGCTACTGAACCGCACTTTATCTTCGATGCTTATTTCAAAATGAAATGTGCTAGACCTATGCCAGTCAATTCTGTTCCTGGCTTAATAGATCATTTCTGATGTGGACTGCACTCGCAGCGTTAGGCGGAGCCTACTTAGGATATAAAGGTACTAAGCAGCAAAACGTTGCGTCTGCGCAACAAGCTGAAAAGCAGATGGCGTTTCAAGATAAATCTCTTGATAGGGCAATGTCATTCCAAGAGAGAATGTCTAATACTGCCCATCAGCGTCAAGTTCAAGACTTACGTGCTGCTGGCCTTAATCCTATACTCTCGTCAAAATACGGGGGTTCTTCAACCCCCTCAGGTGCAACCGCATCTGGTGCTATGGCACCTCAATTTAATAAATATCAAGTTGCTTTACAAAATGCCCAATCAGCAGCCACTGTTGCTAATTTAAAAGCTAATGCCAGGTTAACTAATGCAAAAGCAGATGTAATATCTCCTGGATCAACCATATTCGGTGAATTGGGTGATCAAATTCAAGAAGTCATCAGACATATAAAAGGTTCTGAAAACAAAATTGATGAATTATCAAATTCAGCAATTGATGCTTCTAATAAAACTGATCAAGCTATTGCAAAAGTCATTCGTACTTTTAAAAAAAATGGTGATAAATATGCTGTCCCTATGGGCGATGGTCGGCATTCTTGGATGACCGCCCGTGAAGCATATCTTCACATTAAAAAAAACCCTAAATGGAGGTAAACTATGTCAAAACTCGACACAATCAAGCGACCAGTAGTCGCAAAATTAAAACCTACGTTCCGATCTGCTTATTCAGATCCTCAACGCGTTCAATTTCAAACGACTGATGCTCGTACTGAACAATCACACAAAGATGAAACGGATATTAACCAGATCCTGGCTAAATACGTTAGGGGTGAAATGCTAGAGCATAGAATTAATCATGCTCAAAACTACGGCGATTTCACAGGTGCGGACTTTCAAGAAGCACAAAATATAATCGCCACTGCAAACTCGATGTTCGAGGAACTACCCTCAAACGTACGTAACCGTTTCCAAAACGATCCAGCCAAATTCCTGGATTTCGTTGGAGATGAAAAAAACCATGATGAAATGGTATCAATGGGCTTAGCTAAAGCCAAAATTGAACCTGTAATTAATGAACCTGTGGCTGCGAAAGCAGACACGATAGCTGACGAAGTCAGCGGAGATGGACAGTTGTCTACTTGATACAACTGTCCCGACTCGTGACTACGAGTCGAAAAAGAGGAAAACACTATGGAAAGTGCAATTTTAAAACAAGTTATTAAATTCACACTACACAGCCTCTTAATCCCATTCATAACGAGACACTTAGATGAATGGACAACAATAATCAATAAAAAAGTTAAAAAGCTAATAGAGGATATACCTAAAGATGAGACGTAAATTCAAATTAAAAAAACGTTATTCACGCAAGCTATTCAAACGCACGGCAAGCCGTACACACAAAAAAAACACGTTTGAAGGCAAATTAATGCGTGGCGGATATAGACTATAAAAAGTCAAGGAATGTAGCCAATGCCTTGCTTTTACCCTATAGAAGGATACCCCCGCCTTGGCGGTGGGATAACCTGGAACCCTCGAGAAGCTAGATTATTACAAAGATCTATGACAGTCCCTTGCGGTCAATGCATGGGTTGCCGTATCGATAAAAAACGTCAATGGGCTACACGTATCGTCCATGAAGCCTCATTACATAAAGAAAACTCTTTTATTACACTGACTTATAATGACATTAATTTACCCGGTCATGAAAAAGATAATAATTATCAAATAGAACATAATAAACCTTTAAATCCTAAAGATTCTTTAGTAAAGGAACATTTTCAAAAATTTATTAAAGCGTTAAGAGATTACAACGCTCCTAAAACAATCCGTTACTTTCACTGTGGTGAATACGGAGAAACAACATTTAGACCCCACTATCATGCAATATTATTCAATCATGATTTCCCTGACAAAATCAAACTAGACTACGAACGCGGAGATCTCTATATCTCTGAACAACTCTCTAAACACTGGAAAAACAAAGGATTTGTAACCGTTGGACCTGTAACCTTAGAAAGCGCAGCATATGTTGCTGGCTATGTACAAAAAAAAGTTACTGGCCGTCAACAACAAGAATACTACCGCAGATACAAAGACCTCGACAGATCAACTGGAGAACTTATAGAGCCTTATCAATTACTACCCGAATACGCAACCATGTCCAGGAGACCTGGCATTGGTGCCGATTGGCACTCTCAATTCAAAGAAGATACCTTGAAAGACTTTATTACTATTCAAGGAAAAAAACAAAAAATCCCAAAATATTACGATTACTTACTCGGTAAAGATGACCCCGATCTATTAGAACCTATTAAACAAAAACGTAAAGAAGTAGCACTCGAAAGAGCTTACGAATTTACACCCGAACGCTTAGCCGTTATGGAAAAGTGTAT